GATCCTGACATGATGGTTAAAGCATATCGTAAAGACTTTGTGTTTAAAAGCGATAGAGCTTGGGATATCATGGAAGATATGCGTAAAGTATATGAAGCTGAAGGTAACTATGGTAGAATGTTACAACTAGATACAGCTGTTCGTTTGAAACAGTTAGGTCAGTTTAAGTGGATGAGATATGGTATGACAGGAATGGTATTTCCTGATGTATTTACGTCGACTCATTTAGCACACTATCTATCACGTACCAGAGCTTACGATGATGTCTTTAGTGACAAAGGTTTTGCTGATTGGACAGAGATAATGAAAGCTGAGAAGATTCATTATAAGTCAATGTTTGACGATAATGGTCTTATTAAAGATCAAGTACTACGAGCTACTGCTGGAGAAGTACAACTTAACTTAGATGATGGTTTAGCACGTTGGATTAACCAAGGTACTACTGCATACCCTTTTGTTAAGTTCTTAATGATGTTCCCACGTACAAGTAGTAACTATATCAAAGCTGCATCTTCGTGGACTCCTATCACTCTAATACCCGGAATCAATAAATATAGTAAAACTCTATATGCAAAAACAGATGATGACATCGCTGCTGCTTTACTAGAGCATGGCGTTGACATGGCTAAGACTCCTAATGCTCGAGTTATATGGGAAAACCTAAGAGCTGAGTATACAGGTAGAATGGCATTTAGTAGCATGTTAGTTGGCTCACTATGGCAATATGCTATGGGTGGTAACATACGTGGTAACGGACATTATAATGCGTCACGTAGAAACAAGGAACGTAACCAAATGGGTTATGAACCTAAGACTGTAAGAATAGGTAATTCTTGGGTAAGCTATGAAGGTATTATAGGTGTTGAGCATGTGCTAGCACCTCTAGGTGATATGGCATACTATGCTAGAGATTTAGATGAATCATACCTAGAAAACTTTATGTCTAAATTGACATGGACTGTAGCTGCTACATTTTTAAATCAAACACCTTTACAAGGTTTAGAACCACTTATATCAGTTACTAACGGTGACTTAACAGGTTGGAGTAGACTTACTGCGAATACACTTAGATCTTTCTTACCATTATCTGGTGGAGCTGGTGTATTAAGTAATGCTATTACATCATCACAGAAAGATATTGAAGCAGAAGTTATTTCTGTTGTCAAAAATAGACTACCCGGATTCTCAAGTACACTTCCAGAACAGATAGATATATGGACAGGTCAGCCACTTAACGATGTCGACAATCCATTTTTAAGAATGCTTAATGCCGTCAGTCCTGTACAAGTAAGTGGTACAAGAGAGCCTTGGAGAGTATGGTTACAAGAAACTGGCTGGAACGGACTGTCAATGTTAAAGAAAGATTCTACAGGATCTTACGAATATACACCAGCAGAACGTGAGCTTATTAATAAATATATTGGTGAGCAACAAATGTATTTACAGCTAGACCGTATTATTAAGAATCCAAGATACCAAAAAGAAATCGAACAACTTAAATTATATCGTCAAAATAACTCTGACTTTAGTGAAGAGCGTGTTAAATTACATACAGAAAAATTACCTGTATTTAAAGAAATCAATAACATTGTTAGAAATGCTCAGAAAATAGCAGAGCTTAGATTATTACGAGAAAGACCTGACATCGAATCAGTTATACTAAATCAGCAAAGAGCTAATGAAAGTATGAAAGAAGGTGATGTACAGGGTGCAATAAGAGCACAAAACCGAAACCAAGCCACTCAAAATTTAATTAACATGAGGAAGTAACCACAATGAGTGCTGTTACAGAAAACAACTATACAAGTAATGGTTCACAAACCAATTACAATTTTACATTTCCATATCTTAAGACATCGGACGTTAAAGTAAGTCTCGATGGGGTCGAAACAACTAACTTTACGTTTGTTAATGCTACGACCATACAATTGAATAACGGGGCTACACCACCAGTAGCGACAGCTCCAGCTAATGGAGTTAAAATCAGAATACTCAGAGAAACTACAGTTGATAACTTAGCAGCAACATTTTATGCAGGCTCGGCGATTAAATCAGAAGATCTAAACGAAAACTTTACGCAAAACTTACATGTTACACAAGAGGTAAACCAGAGGTATCTTCCAACTACTGGAGGTACTTTTACTGGTCCTTTAAATCTTGGAAACAATAGAATTACTGATGTAGGTAATCCTGTCAACGCTAACGATGCAGTTAACAAAGCTACATTAGATTCTACTATTGAAACAGATGTATTAGCTGGTACTGATTTATCAAAGACTGCTAGTAATGGTCAGGTAACTATCAATCATGATGTTACTGGTGCAAACACAACCATCAATAACAGCAATGGTAACGTTATCCAAGATCTAACTATATCAGCTCAGGGTCACGTTACGTCAGCTGGCTCTGTTGACTTAGATGGTAGATACTATACAGAAACTGAGCTAGATGCTGGTGCTCTTGACTCACTATACTTTAGACAAGACAGCAGTGAAACTATAACAAGCGGAGTTTCATGGTCTGCTGGTGATACTCATGTAGCTACTACAGCTGCTATTGATGCACGTATCATTGACTTAGTTGATGAGGTTGGTGGTTTTGATATCGTCAACGATGAACAAAGTTTTCCTAATACAAACCCCGGTGGAACTACAGGACAAGCAGCTGTTTTAAGTATCAAAGCAGCTAGTACAAACTTAGTTCCAAGCGGTACAACAGTTACTATAACTAATGGTAACTTAGCTAATAATGCAAATATTACGATTACTGGTGTACCTAGTACAATCGCTCAAGGATTTGGATTCTTAGTAGAATCTACCAGTACATTACATACATATACATTTCATAGATTAGTACCAAAGGCAACAGAGGTTACTACAGTTGCAAGTAACGCAACAGCTATAGCAAATGTTGGAAATAATATCACTGCAATAAATACTGCTAACACTAACTCAGCTAGTATACACACAGTTGCTGGAAGCATAACTAACGTAAATAATGTTGGAAACAATATAGCAAACGTTAATACAGTTGCAACTAATTTAACTGACGTCAGTGCTTTTGCTGACGTATATCGAATTGCTTCTAGTGATCCAACAGCGAGAGCTGACGGTTCAAGTTTACAAGAAGGTGACTTATATTTCAATACTACTTCAGACGAACTTAAAGTTTATAATGGTGGTTCTTGGCAAGGTGGAGTTACAGCCACAGGTAACTTAGCTGGTCTTGGAAGTAATACATTTACAGGTAATCAAATTATTAATGGAGCAGTAACCGCTACATCTTTTACAGGAAACGGAGCAAACTTAACTAATTTACCTGTAGATTTAACTAATTTAGACGCAGCTAATTTATCTTCAGGTTTAATTCCAGACGCAAGATTTGGCACAATACCAGATGCTGCATTTCCAGCAACTTTACCAGCAGCTAGTGGAGCAAATTTAACCTCTTTACCAGCTGCCAACTTAACAGGTACTTTACCCGCTATAAGTGGAGCTAATTTAACTAACCTTCCATCAACAGGAGGTTTAACTGGTGGAGGTACTGACGAATTATTTATTGAGTCAGATAATGTAATGAGTACAGACTTTACAACAGGAACAAATAAGAATTACATTAATCTTCTTCCATTATCAGTTAACGCCACATTAACTGTAACAGACGGAAGTTTTATACAGTTCGTATCAGTTTAAGCCTATGTTAAGTAAATTAATTTTCCTTCTGTCTTTGACAGAATTAACAGGCTCTGGTGGTGAACAGTTATTTATAGAAGCAGATAATCAAGTTAATAATAACTTTACTACAACACAAAATAACAATTATCTTGCAATTAGTCCAATTAGTATTACATCTGGTTCTGTTTTAACTGTAACAGATGGATCTATAATCGACTTTTATTAAAAAAATATTATTATGTCAAAATTAAACGTTAATGAATTAGAAGCTAATGGCACTAATAGCAATTTAAAAGTTGTTAGTAAGGGTACTACTGGGGTGTGTGAAGTTACAGGTGCAGATAATAATGCTACTTTACAACTCAACTGTTCTGCTCAAAGTCATGGCGTTAAACTAAAAGCTCCAGCCGATAGTGCTGGTCAAAACTATACACTAGCTCTACCTGATAATCAGATAGCAGCTAATAAACTAATAAAGGTAAAAAGTCTAACTGGAAGTGGAACTACTGCTGAAGGTCAACTTGAGTTTGTTGATACACCGCCTACTGCTTATACAAACTTGGATGCTGCTAATGTAACCTCTGGAGTGTTTCCTACTGCTAGAGTAGGTGGTATTTCAGCTACTGCTGGAGGCGGTCTTAAATTAATAAATAAAACGGTAGTCCCTTCTGGAACTGATACAAATTTCATTACATTTAATGGACTTGAAGACAATGGGCATTACTTAATAATAGGTAAGGACGTAAAATATACCTCTACTATGCAATACCTGAACACTCTATTTTTAGGTGCAGACGGAACTCAGTTAAAAGATGCAGGTACTGCTGGTGGTACTAATAATAAATCTTATATATGCTGGAACAATAGAAGGACAGGTATGAATTACTTTACTGGGGTAAATGGAAGCGAAAATCCTATGTATTTTCAATCCGATAATGTATCTGCTAATATGTATATGAGGATGGAGCTTTTTACAGGTACTGATCGTGTTTATTTTTCATTATTTGGTTATGTTTTAGATTATACCTATCCATATTATTTTTTAGGTAATGCCAATATATATCAACCAACTGCTGGAACAAGAGTACATGGTATACAATTTTCTGGCGGTGGAACTGGAAGTTACAACTTTACCCATCCTACAACGTTCTTACTTTATCAATATATGGATGCCTAATTATGTCAAAAATAAAAATTAATCAGATTGAATCTCTTTCAAGTAATGCAGATTTAGAATTAACACCAAATGGGACTGGTACTGTTGAGATAAAAAGTGATGATACTGATGGAACTTTACAACTTAATTCTATTGGGAATAGTAGTAAAACAAAAATTAAAGCTGCACCTAGTTCTGCTGCTCAAAACTATACATTGATTCTACCTGATAATCAGATAGCTCAAGATAAGTACTTACAAGTAGCAAGTGTCACAGGAAGCGGATCTACAGCAGTAGGACAACTACAGTATGCAACAGTTACAACACCTAGCATAAATTTAGACGCATCAGAGTTAACAACTGGATCTCTAGATGCGGCTCGATTACCTTCACCTTTGCCTGCAACTTCAGGCCTTGGACTTAAACATGTGAGTACAACAGTTGTAAATTCCAGCGTTACTTCGATTTCCGTCACAGGTCTAGACGCAGATTCAATGTATCGGATACTGGTTAGAAATTGGGGTTATAGCGGAAGCAGCGATAGATGTAAGATGACGTTTATCGATCAAAGTGGTGTAAAGTTAAACTACTCATATTCTCCTATTGTATATTATGACTCCGTAACGTGGTACAGTTATCGTTATAATCCGGGTACTTATTATCTTCGGCAACAACAAAGTGACATTCAAATAGACGGAGATCATTATGGTAACCAGCATACCGCTTTAAATTTTATAGCTGATTTAAGTACTGGATCAACAACAAACCCTACAGCTGCTGGAATACATGTAAAGGCTACGCGAAACTATAATTATGACGCATATAACGCATATACTAACGCTGTGATTCACGGCAGTGGTCATAAACAGGTAATAGGAGGTTTTGAACTTGCAAGTAGTATAGGTTATCAATTAAACCAAAGTAATTTGGAATGCGTAGTATACAAATATATGGAGGCTTAAATCATGTCAAAAATAAAAGTAGATGAAATAGAAAGTAGCAGTTCAAATGTAAAACTTTCTCCTAAAGGTACAGGACTTGTAAAAGTTAAAGCTGCTGGTGGCGCAGATGGTACATTACAATTTACCTCTGGTGATGGAACAAACGCAGTAAAAATAAAATCACCACCTCACAGTGCTGGTCAATCTCATACTATGATATTACCAGACAATAATGCTGTAGTAGATGGGCACTTACATGTTAAAAGTGTTACAGGAAGTGGAGCAACAGCTGTAGGACAACTAGAATTTAAAACTTTTGCTACAGTAGACACTTCTAACATGGCTACGTCTAGTTTTACAACAGGACAAGTACCTAGTTCAGCTTTGCCTGCACAAACAGCATCGCAAGGAGCAGCACTCAAACTTATAAGTAACTCAGTAGTAACAGGGTCTGCTGTTGATTATATTGAATTTACAGGTTTAGCAGAAAATAATCATTATTTTATAGTTGGAAAAAAACTTATACCTAGTACTACTTTAAATAACCCATATATTAATTTTCGTGACCAATACGGTAATGTATTAGCAATACACTACAGAGAAGATTATGGTTACACTAACAGTGGAACTAACACAACGGGCTATAATCAGAATCAAATATACTTAGAGTATAAGGATAAATCGACATATTGGACTAATCAGACAGGTGTTTTTATGATGGATCTAAGCATTGGAGTAACTAATGCTACTCCTAGATGTTGTTTTTTCATAGAGCTAGGTGAACCAAGTGATAATACTACTTCATTTTATCGGGCAAATGGTCATAGGACTAGCAGCTATAATAATGCGATAGCCCAAGTCAGAATTAACGCAAGTGGTGCCAACAATGCTCAGTGGGCTGTTGGAACAGAAATCCAACTTTTTCAATACTTAAAATAATTAATTAACATTATGAACAAAATGGTAAATGGCGTAGTAATCGCCATGACAGATGCAGAAATTGCAGAATTTAATGCAAGCAAACCTACAGATGCCGAAATACTTGCACGTAAATGGCAGTCAATAAGAGCACAAAGAGACGGTAAACTTTTTGAAACAGACTGGAGAGCTGGTAGTGATCTTACACTATCTGATGCTTGGAAGACATATCGTCAAGCACTTAGAGATGTACCTACTCAGTCAGACCCAGATAACATCACTTGGCCGACAGAGCCTAGCTAACTTTTAACTTATGGAAATACCGGTTTTATATTTACCCGAAGCCTTTGATTTCCCAAGTTTTGAGTTTGAGTTACCTATAGGAGATATACCACGTTATACTCCTTTGGTTGTTCCACCCAGTGATCTGAGAGCTCCAACAGGGGTTGTACCAAGAACTACAGGCGGTGCACGGTCTAGTGCCAGTCAAACGCCATCTGGTATCAACCAAGTTAATATACCTGTTGTGAATATCAAAATGCCAGTACCAGAAAGTGAGATACTTATTACAGCTGGTACTACGGCAGTTATTTCTGTAGCAGCCACCCTTACAGCTACAGCCGCTTTTAAATGGGTAGTTAAGATTTTAAAACCCGTATTAAAAACGTTATGGAAAAAAATAAGTGGAAGCAAAAAGCCTAAAACCTGACGAACCAAAGAAAGGTTTACTAACAAAATTAAAAGAAAATGTTGATGACCACGATGAGCAAATGCAGATCCTTGGTGCAATGGTACGCTTGGGTGTTGTCATTTGGTCAGGATTTATCATCACATTAAACTATGTCGAGTTGCCTATGGTCAAGAAACCTCTAGGGGCATCATCGGATATCACTTTTGTCGCTTCGATTTTTACTGGAGCTTTGGCAACATTTGGATTGTCTACAGGTAACAGTAATAGTAAGAAAGCAGCAAACACACAAACACCAAATAAACCAAAACAATGAAGAAATGGATTCTTCTCTTAGCTCTGTTGTCACCCGCAGCTGCAAGAGCAAACACAATAACCCCAAACTTTACACAGGGGTCAATGAACTCAACGACAACAACTACCCAAACAATCAAGGAAGTCATAAAGACACAAAAGTTCGGAACAGCCCTCAAGAGCTGGTCTGGAAGCAATGTCGAGCCTTCTGGAAACATTATAGCAGCAGATACAACATTCTCCGTCAAAGATGTAACCAAGCCTTGGAACATGGAACAAGTATCAAGAGCCGCCGGTCTAGTAGAGCAAATCGACACAACAATCGACTACACTATAAATACTACTACTACATCCTTATCAGTCTTCTCACAGTAAGTCCTGTTCTAGCAACAGAGACTGACCCAGAAGTCACGAATAATGCCAACCCGGTTGCAGCCGCGACAGGCAATGTTACCAACAGTGCGGTGCAGTTCCAGAATAACGGAGCACCATCACGACAGAACTATGGCAGTGGAATCTCATGTAATGGGGCGACTATGACCTTTTCGCCTTTTTACATGGGCAACCATATTAACCCATACTCTGAGAAAGAAAACATGGAAGGTCTATACCCATCAAGTTATCAACTAAATGAGAACTGGGGTTTCCAAGTTAACTTCATGGTTCCTCTTGACAGAAAAGGATTACAGCAATGCAGACGCATAGCTAAAAGACAAGAGGAGAAGATGAGGTTAGATCATGAGCTGGTACGTGCTCTTAAATGTGCCGAACTACAACAGAAAGGATTTACTTTTAGACCTGAGACACGTGTTGCACATCTATGTTCAGACGTGGTTCCGATTCAAGCGTTGTTACCCCCTAAACCACAGAAAAAGAGATTTTGGCAAAGATGAGTACATTATCAGATCAAATAGCACTAAAAGCTGAAATAGAGGCTAAAAGAAAGCCTAAAAAGAAAACCGCAAAGCGAGACGAGCACGGACGCTTTATTAAGAAGGAAGAAATCATTACACCCGGAGAAGAATAATGCTAGCCATACTTAAACCAGTTGTATTAGCTTTTTTAAAAAGTGAAAAATTTAAAGTATTTGTAGTTGAGCTACTTGAGAAACTTGTAGAACAATCAGACAACGAGCTTGACGACAGAGCACTACAGATTGTTAAAAAAGGATTAGACATTAAATGAACGAAACAAGAGTAATACCGAAGAAAGCGGCGGAAGAAAGTTTTAATGAGTTGCACTACCTTGTGACTGAAGATTTCTTACGTAGAATCAAAAGTGGCGAAGCTACAACTCAAGATCTAAAAGCAGCATGTGATTGGTTAAAAACTAACGATATCACAGGTGTTGCTCTTGAGGGCAGTCCTTTAGACAGATTAGCTTCAGTGATACCAAAAGTAGATCCATCTTTAGTTAAAACCAGATTATACGGAAAGAAATCATGTTAGCACCACGAAGAAGAATGAGGAAACCAATAGGTCCTCGTGTAAAAAGAAGAATACCAACACGTCCCGGTAGAGTAGGTCCTCCTAGTAAACCCGGTAGAGTACGTCCTCCTAGATCCGGTAGAGTAAGTGGCCCTAGTAAACCCGGTAGAGTTAAACGAGTTATTGATAAGTCCCCAGCGGCACGACAAGCATTTCTCCAAAGTTTAACAAAAGAAGAACTTGAAAAAAGAGTTCGAAGAGACCCTAGACGTACTCCCGGAAAACCTAGACCAGTTAGAGTTCAAAAAGACCCTAGACGTACTCCGGGTAAACCACGAGTACAAGAGCCTTCTAAGCGAGTAAAAGAGCCAGTCAAAGGAGCACTACCTTCTAAACGAGTAAAAGAGCCTTCTAAAATAGAGCGTGTATCAAAAGAGCGTCCATCAAAAGTACAACCACGTGTACGAAAGAGACGTAAATCTAAAGGTCCATCTTATACAAGTACCAGTTTAAACGTGTGATGAACAAAACCGGACCAAAACCTAGTCCTAACCCCGGTAGAACAGCTAAGTTTTATCGTAAGAATAAAGAGTCACGTGAAAAACATAGACGTGATAATGCTAAAATAAATGATACACCAGCTAAAAGAGCGTATCGACGTGACCTAATGAAGATACGTAGAGCACGTAAACCCGGCAGCCAGACTGATATGTCACATAAAGGTGGCAAGATCGTGGCAGAAAGCCGTAAAGCAAACCGAGGTAGAGGCGGAGCGAGAAAAGCTTAATGACACCATTACTACCAAACCCTGATTACTATTTACACAATTTAATAACGATGACAAGTTCAGAATCGAAACGGCTCTGGAGAAGAGCTATCAAAGAGCACTTTAATTGTCAATGCGTTTATTGCGGAGAATTT